CAACCAAAGACTTCCAAACTCAGCTTGCTTTGCGTCTCGCTGACTACAAGGCGTATACCAAACAACGGTTGCAAGACGAAGGAGACTGGACGAAAGGAGCCCAAGCCGCTTGGGACGACTACCGCGACAACGCTCTCAACATTGCTGGGGCCGTCCAAAAAACATTCTCCGACGCTTTCACCGGGATGGAAGACGCGCTCGTAAACTTCGTCACGACTGGCAAGCTCAGTTTCACTTCGCTGGTTACCTCGATCCTCACCGACGTGGCGCGCATGGAGATCCGCCTGGAAGAGCAGCGCCTGGTCGCTGCCCTGCTCGGTTCAATCGGCGGGGGATCCGCGGGCGGCGGGAACACTTACGCTTCGGCTAGTGACTACTTCAGCAATACGGGGTTCGGTAACAGCGGCTCGTTCTTCGGCGCGGGTCGTGCGGGTGGCGGCGCGGTGCAGCAGAATACGATTCACCAGGTGGCCGAGAACGGTCGACCGGAGCTGTACGAGAGCCATGGCAACACCTACCTGTTGACCGGTGGCGGCGGCAACATCACCACGGCTGGCGCTGGCGCGCAGCAACCTATCGCGGGCGGTGGTGACTTGCATAGCGAGATCACCATCGTCATGCAGGCAACGGGCGGTCAGCCGCAGGTAAGCCAGAAGGGCGGCGGCGAAGACGCGAAGGCGGCGGCTCAGCAGATGGCGGCGATCGCGCAGCAGACGTTCATCAAGATGTCGCAGCCCAACGGCGCGATCTGGAAAATGCGCCAGCAGGGGGCAATGACGTGACCGATACTTTCAACCTTCAGTCTCCCTTGGTCGGTCCGACAGGCAGCGGCACGTTCAACACGCGCAAAGCGCAGTTCGGCGATGGCTATAAGCAGATCGTCGGCGACGGGATCAACACCGAGTGGCAGAGCTGGCCGCTGTCGTGGCTGTGCACCTGGACGCAGGCGGTCGCGCTCATGGCGTGGATCCGCGCGCATCCCTACCAGGTGAGTTTCTTCTGGACGCCGCCGCTCGGCGTGCAGGGCTACTACCGCATCGTGAGCTATACGGCCGTTGCCAACGGTGGCAACGTGGCCAAGCATCTCGACACCTATACCATCACCGCGACGTTCGAGCAGGACTTCAAACCGTGACGATCACCGTAGACGTCCAGAAGCTCGAACCCGGCAACGAGATCCGGCTGTACGAATTGGATCTGTCGGCTTTCGGCGGTAGCGTGTTGCGCTTCCACGAGTACCTGCAGTCTGGCCCGATCGTCTGGCAGGGTCTGACCTACAACCCGTGGCCAATCAGCGCGCAGGATTTCAGCACGACCAGCGACCAGCAGCCGACACCGAAAATCAACGTAGGCAACGTCGACGGCTCGATCAGCCTGCTGTGCAAGCAGTACGCGGATTGCGCAGGGGCGGTTGTGCGGATCCACCAGACGTTTCTGAAGTACCTGGACGGGCAACCCGGTGCGGATCCCACGCAAGAGTTCGGCGTCGACGTCTGGTTCATCGATCGCAAGGCGAGCGAGGATAGCGAGACGATCCAGTTCGAGCTGACGAACGGCATCAATTTCCTCAATCGCCAACTGCCGGGTCGGGATATTTTGGGCGATACTTGCGCCTGGATCACCATCGGCGGTTACCGAGGCGCCGAGTGCGGCTACACGGGCGGCGCGGTCGCAGATCTCAACGACAATCCCACATCGAATATCGCTCTCGATAATTGCAGTGGCACCGTGGCCGGTTGCCAGTTTCGCTTCGGCGTGAACGGCCCGCTATCCTTTGGCTCCTTCGCAGCGGCTGGACTAACGCGCACATGAAACCTGAAACCCTGCAAGCCATCGGTGCTGCGGCACTGCTGGCGTACCCGAACGAATCCTGCGGCCTCGTGGCCATCGTCGACGGCGCGGAGACCTACTTCGATCTGGCCAACACCGCCTCCAGCAAGAGCGAGCATTTTGTCATCGATCCGAAGATCTACGCACGGGTGGAAGACCAAGGTGAGATCATCGCGGTCGTGCACTCGCACCCGGATGCCGGCGCGGATCCATCGCATTGCGATCTCGTCGAGTGCGAAAAGTCGGGTCTGCCCTGGGTGATCGCCAGCGTCATTCGGCACGATGACCACGGCGCGCCCTGGGTGCAGGAGTTTCGATCAATCGAGCCCAGCGGGTACCAAGCGCCGCTGGTCGGCCGTGAGTTCTCGCACGGGGTGCTCGACTGCTATACCTTGGTTCAAGACTGGTTCAAGCGCGAGCGCGGCGTGCAGCTGCCGGACTTCGATCGGGTCGACAATTGGTGGGACGACGGCAAGAGCGACCTCTACACCCAGGAAGGTTTCGAGAAAATCGGCTTCGAGATCCTCGGCGCGCCGGGCCGTGTCGGCGAGCTGCAGGTCGGTGACGTCGTGGTGATGCAGATCCGATCCAAGAACGGCGTCCCGAATCACGCGGGCGTCTACATCGGCGACAGCATGATCCTTCATCACCTGCACAGCCGGCTGTCGGAGCGGTGCATCTATGGGGGCATGTGGATGCAGTACACTCGGTTCGTCGCGCGCTACAAGGGGCTTGCATGAAACTTACAACGGTCAGGCTTTACGGTCGTCTCGGCGCGATGTTCGGTCGCGTCCATCGACTGGCGCTCGACACTGGCAGCGCGCGAGAAGCCGTGTTTGCCCTGAACGTTTTGTTCCCGCGGCTGGCTGAGTACCTGACCAGCGCGAAGGATACCGGCTGGGCTTTCGCCGTCTTCGTCGATCGGGACAACGTCGGTGAAAGCGACCTCGGCCGGCGAGCCGACAACGAGATCCGCATTGCGCCCGTGCTGATGGGCTCGAAATCGGGCGGTGTTTTTCAGATCGTGCTTGGCGTTGCGCTGCTCGCCGTCAGCTATTTTTTCCCGCCCGCCGCGCCGTTCCTCGCGCCGCTTGGCTACAGCATGATCCTGGGCGGCATCGTGCAGTTGCTCACGCCGCAGCCGAAGGGTCTAGGTTCCTCGGATAGCGCGGCCAACACGCCGAGCTACTCGTTCAACGGCCCGATCAATACCGAAGCGCAAGGTCACAATGTGCCGCTGCTCTATGGCGGCCCGATCCAGGTGGGTAGCGCCGTGATCAGCGCCGGCATCGACGCCGAAGACCAGGACTTCACTCCGACCGCTGCGCCTACATCGTCCGGCTTCATGGGCGGCGGCGGCGGTTACAACACCATCTCGATCAGGAGTCAGTGATGGCCGACGGCGGCGTACGCGGCAGCAAAGGTGGCGGCTCGAAGCAGGCCACGCCTACTCAGAGTCCTGACAGCCTTCATTCGGTTGCGCTCGCGCGCATCCTGGATCTGGTGAGCGAAGGTGAGATCCGGGGGTGGCATCACGGTGCGGCCAACTTTGCGCAGGACATCTACTTCAACGGCACGCCGCTTGCCAATGCGGATGGAAGTCTAAACTTCCAAAACGTACAGATCGATTCGCGTACCGGCACGCAAGACCAAAGCTACATGCCCGGCTTCCCGAACGTGCAGAGCGAAACGGCGGTGAACGTCGCCCTGCTCAGTACGGCACCGTGGACCCAGACCGTCAGCAACACCCAAGACACGTCGCTTCGCGTCACGCTGTCCGTGCCGCAGCTCCAGCAGAGCAACGCAACGAACGGCGACATCACTGGCTACTCGATCAGCTATGCGATCGACTTGAAGACGGACGCCGGCAGCTACGTGACGATGGTCACGAACGCGATGGCGGGAAAGACGACGTCCAAGTACCAGCGCTCGCATACGATCGCGCTGCCGAAAGCAACGACCGCCTGGACCGTGCGTGTGCGCCGGCTGACGCCGAATGCGAACAGTGCGCTGATTGCCGACACGATGAACATTGACTCCTACACGGAGATCATCGACGCGCTCTTTCGCTACCCCAACAGTGCCTATGTCGGCACGATCATCGACAGCCAGCAGTTCGATTCGATCCCCACGCGGGCATTCGATCTGTACGGCCGCATCGTATCGATCCCCAGCAACTACGATCCTGATGCGCGCACCTACACGGGCGTTTGGGACGGTACGTTCAAGCCCGGCTGGACCAGCAACCCGGCGTGGATCTTCTATGACCTCGTGACGAACACTCGCTTCGGACTCGGCAAGCTCGTCAGCGCGGCCATGATCAACAAGTGGCTGCTCTACTCGATCGCTCAGTATTGCGATGGCCTCGTGTCGGATCTCAACGGTGGGATGGAACCGCGTTTCACCTGCACGCTCTACCTGCAGAGCAAGAATGACGCAACCAAAGTCCTGCAGGATCTGTGCAGCGTGTTTCGTGGCATCGCGTACTGGTCGGGCGCAGCCGTGCAGACCGCGGCCGACATGCCGCAGGATCCGGTCTACACCTACAACAACGCCAACGTGGTCGATGGCAAGTTCACTTACAGCGGCACATCGAAGTCGACGCGCTACACGGCCGCGCTGGTCAGCTGGAACGACCCGAACGACAAGGGGCAGGCCAAGGTTACCTACGTTCCGGACCGCGACGGGATTGCCCGCTACGGGCTGCTGCCGGTATCGCTGACGGCGGTCGGTGCGACCAGTGTGGGCCAGGCGAAACGCTGCGGGCTGTGGGCGTTGTACAGCTCGCGCCTGCTGACCGACACGGTGACCTTTGGCGTCGGCTACGACGGTACGCTTGTCGCACCTGGCAGCGTGGTCAAGATCGCTGATGCGCCGCGCGCTGGATCTCGGCAAGGTGGTCGTGTCCATGCCGTGACGGCCAACACCCTCACCGTCGACCAGCTGCCGGGCTATATCGCCGCGGGAAACATCCTCACAACGATTACGCCGGCCGGCGTTGCGCAGACCAACGTCGTCCAGTCGATCGCCGGCAACACGATCACGGTTACGGCTCCTTTCGCCGCGATGCCTGGCGTGCACTCGGTCTGGAGCGTCCAGGCGACCGGCATTGTCGAGGAAGCGCTCTACAAGATCCTGAGCATCGGCAAGCCGGACTCGACCGATACGGACTTCGCGTACTCGGTCACCGCGATGATGTACAACGCCAGCGTCTATGCGGCGGTCGACGCGGGCCAGCCGATCACTGAGCCGCCGACGATTGCCGTGCCGGCATCGGCCATGACGCCGCCTGCAGCCGTGGTCACCACGTCCTACCAGACGGTTGGCCAAGCGACGGTTACCTCGACGCTGGTGATCGAGTGGAATGCGGTTGCTGGCGCGGTTGGCTACATCGTGCAGTACCGCCGCAACAACGGCCCGTGGATGACGCTCGACTCGGTGCGGCAGACGCTGGTGGAAGTCCCCGCGCAGCCGGCCGGCGTTTACGAATCCCAGGTGCGCGCGTACAACGGCAGCAACGTCTTGTCCGGTCCAACGCAATCGCCGGATTACCTGATGCCGGATCCAGCCACGTCTCCCGGTTTCGTTG